GCGCCTTGCCGACGTAGCCATGCTGGACAACATAGTGGCCCTTCGTCAGGTCCGTGTAGTCCACCTCCATCACCGTGAACTCGGCCCCGTCGTAGGTGCCGGCGTTGATCGCGGCCTCGGTGATCGGGCCGCCGGACAGGGCCAGCACCTTCGCTTCGGAGTTGCCGACCGAAACGTCCCCGGTCGCCACCACGGCCGATTGCTCGAAGCCCGACATCACCTGATACACCACCGGGCCGTAGCCGTCCCCGGCGTCATAGGTCAGTGGTCGGTTGGTCGAGCAGTAGCCCACCACGGGGCCAAGCGTCGGGGCCAGTTGCAGCAGCCGGCAGCGGGTGGTCGCGTTGAGGTTCAGCGCCGTCTGGAGGTCGATGGGGATGGTGCGACTCACGAGGAACTGACCTCCTCGTCAGGCGCCGGAACCTCGATCAGGCTCACCGTGCCGTTCGTCGCGTCCGGGTTGTCCAGGCTGAAGTTCACGTCGTCCGTGGCGAAGCGGACCCAGATGTCGAACTCGCCCGACCAGCGCAGCACCGCGCCGTTGGCCGGCGGCGTGTCGAACTCCAACTCGCCCGTGCGGTCGTTGAACAGGAAGGCCGTGGTCGGGGTGTCGTTGATCGTGATGACCGGCGTGGTGCCGATGCGGATGGCGTAGACGTTGCGGACGTACTCGACGCCGTCCACCACGCTGATCTTCGCCAGCTGGAAGGTGTCCTGCGTGCCATCGCCCACGGCGAAGATCTCGTCGTCAGCCTCGAAGTCCAGCTCGTCGCGGAACCGGAAGGCGTAGGCCATGCCTCGGCAGGCCAGGAACATCCGCTTGATCTCGCGGTAAGCCTCCTTCCGGATGTTCAGGAAGGGGGCGCTGTAGCTGTGCCGGACCTCGGCCCACTCGGCATTGCGGTACTCGTCGCCGTTCTGGAGGACGTCGATCAGGGTCTTGAAGTTCGGGCCACCGGCCCAGCCGTAGCCGGGGCACGGGGCGAGGTAGGCGTCGAGGTGCATTAGGCAGTCCCCCGGGCCACAGCCCTCTGTGTGACACGGCCTGCCGTAGCGGCGACCTGGGCCTGCGTGCGCTGGTCATAGCGGCCGGGCATGTTGAAGGCGATGTTTTGCACAACGGTGGACCCAGCCCCACGGCCGCGCATGGCTTCCGTCTGGTCAGCCGGGATGATCGCGCCCGCCGTCCGGGGGACGAACATCTCCGGGCCTTGCTCGCCGATCAGGTAGGCGCGGCCCGCGATGGTGTCGCCGCCGCCCGCCTTGCCGCCGCCGAAGAACGAGCCGAACAGGTTGCCAAGCAAGCTGCCGCCGCTTCCGCCACCGGGGTCGCCCTGCTTACCGAAGAAGCCGTCGATCCATTGGTCGAAAATCTGGTCGGCCATCTTGTCGATGATCCGGTCCAGCGCGTCCTCCAAGGCTTGCAGCGGGTTGCCGCCCTCGCGGATGTCTTGCAGGAACCCCTTGGCCGCGTCTCGCACCTCGTCCATCATGTCGATCTGGACGTTCATCTCGTCGCGCAACTCTTGCAGGCGCTTCGTGTTCCCTGCGATCTCCTTGCCGCGTTCGGACTCAGCGTCCACGCCAGCCCACGCGAGGTTGTTCCAGATTTCCTGCTCATCGGCCGACATGCCGACCAGCTCGATCTGCTCAAGAATCAAGCCGTTCATCTGCTCAAAGGCTTCGGTGGCCCGGCGGTCCAACTCCTCCAGCCGCTCGGCTTCCTTACGGGCCTCGATCTCGGCGTCGAGCAGCGCGGCCTTGGTGAGCAGTTGATCCTTGAGCAGCGGGTCCAGTTCGCGCAGGGAGCCAAGCTCGATCTCGTATCGGACCTGGGCCTCCTCGCCCACCGCGCCCAGCATGTACTGCTGGCGGTCCAGCGAGGTGGTCAGGGAGTCGTAAGCCCGCTGAAGCGACTGAGCCTCTTTCTCGGCTTCGCTGATGCCACCACCGCCGCCTCCCGCACCGGCACGGCCGGTGGGGTTGCCAAGGAAGTTCATCAGCGCCTTCTCAGCGCCGGGAGCCGGGCCAGACTTCGGCGGGTCGATCCAGTTCACGGTCGTGGATGAGTTACCGCCGGCACCGATGTTTCCGATCCGGCCGCTTTCCCCCGCCGCCATGTCACGCGCCACGCCGGCATTGCGGAAGGACTCCTCCGCGTCCACGCCGAACAGCCGCATGATGCCGCCTGCGGGGCCGAAACTCGCCAACCCCTGCGCCACGTTGCCCAGCGCGATCAGGTCGAACATCACGCCCTTGATCGTGGCGCTGACAATCGTGGCCGCATCGGACAGCGTGGTGAAGGTGGTGGCGATGCCATCCGCGATCTTCGTCGCGCCGTCGCCTTCCGTGGCAAACCGGGCGAACTCGTCCACCAGGGCGATCATCGCAGGCAGCAAGCGGTCTGCCACCTGAATCCCAAGGCCGGTTGCAATCGCCTTGAGGTCATCAAGCCGGTCGTTGAACTCGGCAGCATTGGCCGCCGTGTCCGAACCGATGACGATCCCCAACTCAGCAGCCCGGTCGGTCAACTCACGGATGCCGTCAGGGCCGCGATTCAGGAACTCCAGCATCTCGGCGCCGGAACGCCCGAACAGTTCCATCGCCAGCGCCGCTTCGGCGGTGTCGTTGTCCAGCGCCTTGAAGCGGTCGGCCAGGTCGGGGATTACGTCCTCGACATCGCGCAGGTTGCCCTGGGCGTCCACCGTCGCCACTCCGATGGCATTGAAAAGCTCGGCCATGCGCGAGCCTTCCACCTGCGCCGCCGCCATGTTCTTTGCCAGCTTCGGCAGGGCGTTGGTCAGGGACTCAAACGACGTGCCCGACAACTTGGCGGCATAGCCCCAGCCCGACAACTGCTCGGTGCTGATCCCAAGCCGCTGGGACATCTCGTCGATCTGGTCGGCGAACTGGATGGCCTGCATCGTCACGGCGGCCAGCGCGGTGCCGGCCGTCACCACAGCGCCGCCCACGGCAACGCCGAACTGCTTGGCGACCTTCTGCATCTCCCGCAGCCGCTTCTCGGCGCGCTTCGCGTCCGTCTCGAACGCGCCCGTCCGCATCAGCAGGTCGATGACGATTGAGCCAGCCGTAGCCATTATTCAGCCCTTGCTTTCATGAATTGCGGGGGAGGAACGCCCCCAAGCGCGGCAATGGTGCGAAGGTCCGCATCCCCGAACGTCGGGACCAGCGGCGGCGGCTGGAGCCACTCGACCGCCTTGCGTATCGCTTCGCCCCGGTTCTTGAACTCCGGGTGAGAGGCAGACACCAGCGCGGCAGGCCGGTGATAGCGGTGAAGGTCGTCGAAGGGGTACAGCAGATAGAACTCGCGCCACGCCTCGATCTCTACTTTCGGGAGCGCGTCGATCTGGGCGAGGGTTTTTCCGAGGGCGAGGCCGAGGACGTGGCGGAACCACTGGCCGCCTCGCTCGGCAAGGGCTTTTTTGCGTCGAAGGTGTTGACCTCCAGCACGGCCTCGAACAGCGCACGCATCGCGGCGGGCTTGAGCGTGGCGGCCTTTTCCTGCGACATGGCCGGCTTGCCGTCCGGCTCGCAAAGGCTCAGGGCGATCATCTTCGGAGTCGCCAAAGCCCGGACCTCAGCCGACTCAGAGGACTGGTCCTCGCGGTAGCGAACGAAATCAACGGCCGACAACTCGCGGAAATACAGCACATGCTCGCTGCCGTCTGGCAGTTTCACCTTGCGCTCATGGATGGTCTTGCTGATGAAGAATGCAGCGTCCAAGGACATAGCCGTTCCTTTCTGGGCGGGGCGGACATAGCGCACGGCTAAACACGCCAGAGGCCCGCCCCATTGGTAGCGTCAGCCGTTACGCGCTGTAGGGTCCGTTCCAGAACCACTCGACCGCGCCCGACCGCTGGAGGGTCAGGGTGCCGCGCACGATCTCGTTCGTGGCGATGTCGATGTTCACGTCCGAGATGTAGGCCCGGAACTTCGCCGAGGTGCGCAGCGGGGACGCCGGGGCGACGAGATCATCGTCCGTGTCCAAGGTCGGGGCCGTGGTGCCGTCGCTCAGGCCGATCAGCCAGGGAAGCGTAGTGCCAGCTTCCTTGAGATCGAACAGGATCTGGTGCGACATGTTCTCGGGAATGAAGTTGAAGGGCACGGTGACCTGGCCCGGGT